ATGGCACTGAATATTCCATTCAGAAATGCGTACTATCGTTTTGCATCCAGTTACTCATTTCTCTTTTTTATTTCCTGGTCGCTGTGGTGGTCGTTATACGCTATTTGGCTGAAAGGACATCTAGGGTTGACAGGGACGGAATTAGGTACACTTTATTCGGTCAACCAGTTTACCAGCATTCTATTTATGATGTTCTACGGCATCGTTCAGGATAAACTCGGTCTGAAGAAACCGCTCATCTGGTGTATGAGTTTCATCCTGGTCTTGACCGGACCGTTTATGATTTACGTTTATGAACCGTTACTGCAAAGCAATTTTTCTGTAGGTCTAATTCTGGGGGCGCTATTTTTTGGCTTGGGGTATCTGGCGGGATGCGGTTTGCTTGATAGCTTCACCGAAAAAATGGCGCGAAATTTTCATTTCGAATATGGAACAGCGCGCGCCTGGGGATCTTTTGGCTATGCTATTGGCGCGTTCTTTGCCGGCATATTTTTTAGTATCAGTCCCCATATCAACTTCTGGTTGGTCTCGCTATTTGGCGCTGTATTTATGATGATCAACATGCGTTTTAAAGATAAGGATCACCAGTGCGTAGCGGCAGATGCGGGAGGGGTAAAAAAAGAGGATTTTATCGCAGTTTTCAAGGATCGAAACTTCTGGGTTTTCGTCATATTTATTGTGGGGACGTGGTCTTTCTATAACATTTTTGATCAACAACTTTTTCCTGTCTTTTATGCAGGTTTATTCGAATCACACGATGTAGGAACGCGCCTGTATGGTTATCTCAACTCATTCCAGGTGGTACTCGAAGCGCTGTGCATGGCGATTATTCCTTTCTTTGTGAATCGGGTAGGGCCAAAAAATGCATTACTTATCGGAGTTGTGATTATGGCGTTGCGTATCCTTTCCTGCGCGCTGTTCGTTAACCCCTGGATTATTTCATTAGTGAAGTTGTTACATGCCATTGAGGTTCCACTTTGTGTCATATCCGTCTTCAAATACAGCGTGGCAAACTTTGATAAGCGCCTGTCGTCGACGATCTTTCTGATTGGTTTTCAAATTGCCAGTTCGCTTGGGATTGTGCTGCTTTCAACGCCGACTGGGATACTCTTTGACCACGCAGGCTACCAGACAGTTTTCTTCGCAATTTCGGGTATTGTCTGCCTGATGTTGCTATTTGGCATTTTCTTCTTGAGTAAAAAACGCGAGCAAATAGTTATGGAAACGCCTGTACCTTCAGCAATATAGACGTAAACTTTTTCCGGTTGTTGTCGATAGCTCTATATCCCTCAACCGGAAAATAATAATAGTAAAATGCTTAGCCCTGCTAATAATCGCCTAATCCAAACGCCTCATTCATGTTCTGGTACAGTCGCTCAAATGTACTTCAGATGCGCGGTTCGCTGATTTCCAGGACATTGTCGTCATTCAGTGACCTGTCCCGTGTATCACGGTCCTGCGAATTCATCAAGGAATGCATTGCGGAGTGAAGTATCGAGTCACGCCATATTTCGCTATCAGGATTCTGTGTGATGGTTACATCGCCCGGCCCAGGGCTGTTTAGTCATCAGCGCTTTCTGACAGTGCTGAGATTTCAACCTGTTGCAGTAAAAATGAGTAGATATAAGGCAAGTGTGCTGCCAAACCCATCTTTTACGGGGTGAAGGTAGATTTCGTTTGAAGGGTATCTGGTGTCCCCTGCAGACATCTACTTGAAGCGGCAGGGGATTGATTGGAATGGTGTTTTTTAGATGTGAAAAATATTTTACCCGCTATTTTACCCATTAGCGCGGCTTAAGAGCTTATTTTTGAATTCACAATGGTCACGATATAACCATCTTGCTCGCCCGTGGATAACTTTGGCTTTTGGCAGGTCGCCGGACTTAATCCGGTCATAGATGAAGGTTTTACCAAAGCCAGTATCAGCCATGATGAATTTCAAATCAACCAGTGAATCAGGTTGTAGTTCGTGTTGCATGAGTGCTATCTCCGAATATGGAATCGAACCTGCAAATCAGGCAATAAAAAACCGCATTGATGCGGCGATGGTTGGTCTGGATATCTTGATAAATGAAAATGCCTCATCGAGTGTGAGGCGGCGTGATTCCATGGTTACTCCGGTAGCTATTCCAATGCGATGTACCCCTCTTCAGGGTATTCAGTAATATGAGCACGTAGACCTGAATAAATCACACATCCTACTTCATCATGAATATCACCAGAATCTATCGTGATTTCTGTTTTAGCTTCCACCTGAGCTTCTTCAGGTGTGTTGCATGACATGCCTGCAAAAATTGCCAATTCGTGAATTTGCTTAATTGTTAAAATCATAATAATCTCCATAAAACAAAACTCGCCGTAGCGAGTTCAGATAAAAGAAATCCCCGCGAGTGCGAGGATTGTTATTGTCTTTGCTTCGTGCATTTGTCGCACTTTCGGCACCATCCAGATAGGCACATCCGTCTGCAATTAACACATATAGGCCACATCATTTTTCCTCTTTTGGTTTATGAATCTGAATGGTCATGCCGCTTTGAGTGGTGACTACAACGACAGAACCAGGCTGAAGACTGTTAAGATTGAATGCTTCGTAAAACGAATCCAAGGCCAGCGCTTTTTTATTCTTTCGGTTCCACCAACGCCATCCCTTGCTACAGGCTACACTGACAATCCACTGTCCACTCCTGTAAGCCATATAAAACCAGATGAGCAAAACCTGAAGGAAGGCTATCCAGTCAATGATCGTATATTTCGCGAAGGAGTCCATCACTTCACCTCCTGCGCCGTTTTGATGATTGCTGCCAGACAATTCTTGCAAGGAACAAGCAGCGTTCCCTGCTCAATGCTCAATAGCGCATGCTGAGCATCCTGAAAAAGCCATTCGAATGACCCTGGCCGATGACCGCACCATGTCTCAATCTCGTGCTTAGGGAGTTTAACTCCCTCTCGATAGTCATATTTGATGATGTGCTTGCTCACGACTTCACCTCCTGTTTCGGCGCTGCTGGCATTTCACGCCAGTGCGTAACTGAGTGCGGATCCGGATATTCGGTGCCATCATCCCAGCGATTGCCATTCCACATTGCAGACCACATCTCACCGTCTTCATACATGACCATTACCGGAATTAACTTATCTGGCATTCGCTCACTACAGCTTATCCAACCATCCGGAGTTACCGGCACTGGCTGGGCGGTATAAAGCGGTGTTATATCTGCCCGAAAATTACATGCTTTATGCATCCGCACCCACCGTTCGACTTCTGCTTTGTCAGGATACATGCCAGTGAACGTGTTATATTCACGGTCAATTTGCGTGAAGGTTACCTTCCACGCCACCGGCTCTGCTTCCAGAGATGCCAGTGCAATTCGTGCCAGTTCCATTTGTTCGCCACGAGTAAGTCCGTTATCAAGCGGATTTTTAATGAATAATTTGATACGTTCTTTGGTTATAGCGCTCATATCACTCTCCTTTGATGCGAATGCCTGTTGCAATGCTGTTTATGATGCTGTCAGTGCATGGGGTAGAAAGCTGGGCATCTCCAGCAATTCTCATGACCTCAACATCTGCATATCGAATACCGAGGTGTATCAGACCGGCTATACCTGACTTAAGCCGAGCATTTTCCATAAACAGATCCTTTGCCCGCTGTTTTTCTGCCTCAAGCTCAACGCGCAACTTCCCTACCGTTAACGCAATATCCTCGTTCTCTTGGTCGCGGCGTTTGATGTATTGCTGGTTTCTTTCCCGTTCATCCAGTAGTGCCAGCACAATCGATGGTGTTACCAGCTCATGGAAAAGGTCCGCGTCAAATCCCCAGTCGTCATGCATTGCCTGCTCTGCTGCCTCACGCAATGCCTGATAGTCAATCTTGTTCACTGGTTGTCTCCACAAAATTCAATGCTGCATGCTCCTGTTTAATTCCCATACGCTCTAATGCGATACGAAAAATTTCTGGATCTTTTTCTATTCCTGTAAATCGGCGTCCTGATTGTTGGCACGCAACGCCAGTAGTTCCGCTACCCATAGTGAAATCCAACACTGTGTCGCCAATATTGCTATATGTTTCAATCAGATATCTCACCAGAGCCAGTGGCTTTTGTGTTGAATGAAGTGCCTGCTTTTGCTTGTCGCTGGAGAATTTCTGCACGTCTCTCGGATAGCGACTTGTTGAATCGTAAACGACCTTTTTCAGCGCATCGCCATATACATCAGTATTCAGCCTACCTCTTGTTGAGGTTTTTCTGGCGTGCCCATACGTCATCTGTGGGTTGTATGTCGGTTGCTTTCTGTAAAAAACTTCAATATTTTCATGCGCTCTTAAAGGTTGTTTTTTTGCGTTCAAAAATCCTGTCGCGTGTGGCTTTTCCCAAATCCATTCTGTTTTCCAGTCACGAAGATTGCTGTTGATCAGCACGCTGGTAAAAGGCTGAGCGGAAAACAGAACAATTGCAGCGTTCGGTTTGGAAATACGGTAAATCTGCTTCCACATCAACTGCAGGTCGAGAACAGAATCCCAGCGACACCGAGTTGTTCCATATGGAATATCGGCACATACAAGATCTACGGAGTTGCTGGCGATTTGCGGAAAGATGTCAAAGCAGTCTGCGTTGTGAAGGCAAATCATTCACCCACCCCACTCATCACAATATACTTCGACAGGCGTTTTCCCTGCTTCATAGCCATCTCGCCATGCTCATTGCCGTTATGGCAATGGAATGAGGCGTTATTACCCACAGTTTCACGCAAGCACATCATGTAAAAACGGTTATTCACTGGTTGCCTCCTTTGCGCCACATCGCATTCAGATATTTGTTTTGATTTACTGACGGAGAAGAATTTCTCTTAAGCAATTCCTCTCTCGATGGCATTGGCTTTACGCGTTGGCGAATAATCATTTCTGCCGGAAGAATGCCGGGATTGTATGCAAGTCCTCTCATGGTAAATTCCTCTTTGTTAATTTATTCGTATGCCTGCTCTTTCTTCATCGAGTTTTTTTAGCTTGTATCGCATAGCCCTTACTGAATAAATTGAGCGGCAGGTTGCAATTGCTATTTCTTCTGCGGAGAACTTACCGAAAAGTGATACTTCGGCTCTTGTCCAGCGTCTTCCACGAAGTCGGCTAACAATGTCAGCGCCAATCCTTGTTGCTTTCGCCATTACTGCTTTTTCAGTCCTTTCCAGTTTTTCAGCGATAACTTCAACTGGCATTGTCGCCGCTACTTCGCGCAAGAAATCGACTTCCCATTTCTCCCATGGAGTCTTTTTCATAGTCGATACCGTTATTTGATAAGAAGTGAAGGTTTCCCAACCTTGAGTTGAGCGCCTGGGATATTTATTCCTGCTTTTAGTTGGTGTTTGATTGCCAGTTTGTCGGCTTTAATTGTCGTTTCAAACTCAACGTATTCAGGAGGAAGGGCGCTTGAGTCGATGATTTCTACAGTTTCTGACGGTTTGCGGATTGTTACCTGGTGAATACCTGCTCGAATCTTTTTCTTGCCAACCATTTCAAGCGATGACGCTATATATGATTTGATGCTGTCAATCTTATTTTGAATTACTGCGGCTCGCTCATTTAGTGACTTTGCCTCTTCCTTGAGGCGTTCAGCATAACCAGATTCATTTTTAATAATGGCGAGAAGTTGCTCTATTTTATCGGTAAATTCTCCTTCCATGCCTTCTATTGTGTCAGCAATCATCTCTGGTTCTAAATCTGAATCCATCAGCTTTGCGTATTCATTGGCTATTTCATACAGTTTGCTCACTGGCAACCTCCAGTTTCGCTTTGCATTCTATGTAAATGGCTTGTACGTTCTGCTGCAATTTCATTCCAGATGTCAGGCGATATGCTTCTGCAAAATATCGCTTCAAATCATCCATGTTTTCTGCCTGAGCCATTTCATCGCAAAGAAGTTGTGCTTTATCCATTATTTCCTGCTGGCGTTTCCGTTCATCTTCGCGGATATCTTCCTCTGATTTGTGCGGCATAACTGGTTCAGTCCACACACCTTCTTCTTCGTTTAGTACGTGAATAGCACTATCAAGACGTGATGCCTTAGGCCAATACTTGCTTGCACGCTTTACGACCGTCTTTCGCGCCATCTCATTCCAGTGATTTACCCATGGTCCTTTATCGCTGAATGCTGCCTTGCTTGTTTTCCTTACAGCCTCAATTTCAGCCAGACTCATCTCTTCCGTTAGATAATCACCTGCTGGCGTCTTAACTGTGCAGTAAACGCCAACGATATCACCACGATCACCGAAGGCGTTGTATTTATGGGTTGGTGCTTTATCAAGCCCGTTTGACTCATAGGTATCGTTAGCATGAACAAGTTTTGCCTGACCCCATGAGATAACACCAGACTCCATTGCAATATGGAGCAATCCCATATAGCTGATATCAAGGCAAACCATGCCGTCGCGCGGAACTAGATAAGCCAGTTTGCTGGCCGGGTTTAAGGTGATGCCGATCGCCGCAACATTGATGATGGCGTTCTGTGCGCTGGTTGGATTTGCCAGTGCCGTTTTAGCCAGGTAATCATTTTTCTGGAAATACTGAATTGCAAACTGGCTTTCCTTAGCCCATGTCACCGTCTGTTCAGTCAATGCTCCGCAGAATAACTGCTCCTGCTGTTTAACGAATTCAACGATATTGCTCATGCTGCTTCTCCAAAAATATGTCTGCGTTTGAATATTGCGAAGGCATATTCAGCCTTAACTCTTTCGGTTATTGCATCCCAGAACCATTCAGCGGCTTTTTCCTGATAGTTACAATCATCATCTTCCAGCCAGTCGATAGCGTCCTTAGTGTGTTCATCTGGTTTATATGAGCGAAGCATTTCGCTTATTGGGTCGCAACGTTTGCAGAGGCGATCAACTTCACTGTTGATTCGTTCGTAATCTTCATCAGTAAAACTTGCGATTATTTGCGATATTTCACGCTTATCATTCAGAGTCAGAATCATCATCTTTCTCCTGTTCTTTGTGCTGATTGAGCATTTTGTTCATCTGACGAATGAATTCTTCGTCTGACCAGTTATCCGTAAAACTCATGGACGGCCTTGTTGTTTCAAAATATCCCAAAGCTTTTCGAGCAAACTTTTCATTCTTGGTTGTTTAAAGTCTGCTCCGGTTAAAATATTTTTTCGTGAATGCTGTACCGATAAAATCGGGTTGAAAGGGCGAACCGATGCCGCCCCTGCAATAGCGAACTGTTGCATAGGATGCTCCTTCTGTTTGATTGCATAACGAAAACGCCTCGAGTGAAGCGTTATTGGTATGTATATAAAAAGGCCCCCACATCGGAGGGCAAAGAAGATTTCCAATAATCAGAACAAGTCGGCTCCTGTTTAGTTACGAGCGACATTGCTCCGTGTATTCACTCGTTGGAATGAATACACAGTGCAGTGTTTATTCTGTTGTTTATGCCAAAAATAAAGTCCGACTATGCGGCCTGAAATTACTTAACCAATGATGCTGCATATTCGATAAGGTAAAGCTTTGGGGCCAGCCAAATTTTTAACCAAGTCATATTGGTTACTACACCAATAATAAAAATCCCCCACAGAGTCAAAACTCCAACCAATGGCATGATAAGAAGATTAATATCACCTTTGCTATCCCAAACCATTGTCGGCCTGTATTTGGGATTTCCTTTCTCCCATGAATATCCTTCATCACCGATTTTACCTGTCTCAACTCTTTGGCACTGCTTCTTCATAAACCAGAAAACCAGTGGGATTGTTAGAATGGCCATTAATGTTTTAATCAGACTGTCAACCATATTCCATAGCAGCAACTGATGAACAACATCAGGAATCTGTGCCTGGCTAAATGAAACAGCCGCGTCTATTCCATTACTGGCTTTTTGCAGTAGTTCTACGAGAATCTTGTTTGCTTGTTCTTCCATATATCACCTTGATTGTAATAAGCATGAAATTATTTACGGACAAAAATAAAGGCCACCATCAGGCAGCCTTGTTGTTCTGTTTACCAAGTTCTCTGGCAATCATTGCCGTCGTTCGTATTGCCCATTTATCGACATATTTCCCATCTTCCATTACAGGAAACATTTCTTCAGGCTTAACCATGCATTCCGATTGCAGCTTGCATCCATTGCATCGCTTGAATTGTCCACACCATTGATTTTTATCAATAGTAGTAGTCATAAGGATAGTCCTGGTATTGTTCCATCACATCCTGCGGATGCTCTTCGAACTCTTCAAATTCTTCTTCCATATCTCACCTCAAATAAGTGGTTTGCTGCCTAATTTCATTTTCTGGCGACCAACACAAGTCACACCCATTTCACTGCGTGGCTTGCTGTACCATGTGCGCTGATTCTTGCGCTCAATACGTTGCAGGTTGCTTTCAATCTGTTCGTGGTATTCAGCCAGCACCGTAAGGTCTATCGGATTCAGTGCGCTTTCTACTCGTGATTTCGGTTTGCGATTCAGCGAGAGAATAGGGCGGTTAACTGGTTTTGCGCTTACCCCAACCAACAGGGGATTTGCTGCTTTCCATTGAGCCTGTTTCTCTGCGCGACGTTCGCGGCGGCGTGTTTGTGCATCCATCTGGATTCTCCTGTCAGTTAGCTTTGGCGGTGTGGTGGCTGGTAGTCTAGCTCCAGCTTGTTGAGTCTCATTCGGAGGGGTATAACCGGCACCCCAGCGATTTTTCCATGCGACAACGTGCGCGTTATGGCGGCCTTATCGCCCGCGGCTCCCCATCTCGTCCACGCTATTGCTAGCGTTGGGAGCGCTTCACCGCTCAACAGTAGGTAAGCACTTGCCAGTGACTAGCTGGCTTCACCACACCCCAAAGCCTTCTGCTTTGAATGCTGCCCTTCTTCAGGGCTTAATTTTTAAGAGCGTCACCTTCATGGTGGTCAGTGCGTCCTGCTGATGGCTTAAAATATACCTACAGGTAAAACCCCTGTCTATACCTGCAGGTAAATAAAATTGATGTGAGAGTTTACCTGCTTGAATTTTCAGGTAATTAATTTTTTGGATTGATATAAAAAAGCCCGCTTTGCGGGCTGAAAGGAGATGTCAGAAGCTATTTGGATTGCTTGGCCATTGCGGCAATTTTGATTCTACTGGGGTGTGTTTGGGTTTGAGTCCGTTTAAGTAGTCAAGGCGCTCAATGGCGCATTTATACATAGCAATCTGCTCTGATGACATGTCGTCGTATGACATGCCTTTGAACTTTTTAATTATCGATTCTGCCTCATGTATAAGATTCTTCTTCCTCATGAGTTCAGCTGTATGCTTAGAGCTTACAGGAGATAACTTTGCCCATATGAAGCAGATGATTACAACAGCGACTACTATGCCGGGTATAAACATTTGCTGCTTTATCCTCAAACTTTTGGCAGATCGTCCTGGTCTACGTACCTGGTGTGTTTCACAATAGCTGAAACAAAATGCATTTTATCAACTTCTTCAACAGGAAGAGTGATTGGGCGGTGATCACTGTTTATGCTACTAAACTGATAATCACCGTCTCTTGTTTTGTTCATGATCTTTATCATGTTGTGACCGTCTTTGGTCCTTACAAAGACTTCATCACCTGGATGTACTGGCGTATTTGGTTCAATAACAACATATTCTCCTGACTGAATCCTTGGCCACATGCTGTCACCCTTAACCTTCAGACCGTAAGCATCTTTATCGCCGCTGTAGATGCTTAACCAACCGGATCTGAATTCAATCATATCCACTGAGCCATCAACTCCCAAAACGGCTTCACCAATTACCGGAACAAAACCCGCACGAACGTTACCCGCAAACTCAAGATGGTCCGTAGCTCCAGCTTTACCATCTGCAAGCATGTCCATCCATCCGCGTGGGAGATTAAAAGATTTTTCAATTAGTTCCATCATATCGTCAGCAATGCGTTTTTTTCCGCTTTTTCCTTCCGGATACAGCATTCTGGAAACGTATGATGGTTCCCTTTCTATTCGACGAGCCAACTCTGAGGCCTTTCCATTACAGAATCGGTCTCTTATCTCTATCAGCCTTAGTCGTCTTTGTTCGTATTTATCCATGATTTAATTCTATCTTTGATTACCTGCCGGTAAATAACCTATGGGTATTGATTTGCTTTTTACCTACAGGTAAACTCATCTTATTCAACAACGGGAAGGAGATAGCAAATGGAAGAACTCCGCTTGTATCTGAACTCCCTTTCACTGGAAGAGCAGAGAGAATTTGCCACCAAGTGCGGAACTTCTATCGGCTATTTGAGGAAAGCACTTAGCCGTAATCATGAATTGGGCGCAGCACTTTGTGTTCTGATTGAGAAGTTCAGCAATGGTGAAGTGACTCGCAAAGACCTTCATCCGGTTGATTGGGAAAGCATCTGGCCTGAATTAATGGCCGCTTAAGTTATTAACGCTCTTACACATCCCCGCCCTGAAAAAGGGCATTACCAGAAACAAATCTCTATGGTTTTGCGTTTCTTTGCGAAGCCAACTCTATCTAATCATTAAGGAAATTATCTATGGGTACTATTGCAACTAAAAGCAAGAAAGCGGCTCGCATCGAGTCAGCCTTGCTGAACAAACTGGCACTGATGGGGCAGAAGGCATTCGCTCGAGCAATGGGGGTTCCTGAATATCAGGTAAGCCGATGGAAGAATGGTTTCTTCTCGCAGGTAAGCATGATGCTGGCTGTTCTGGAATACGGAATCGAAGACGATGAAATGGCTGAATTGACTAAGCGGATTGCCGATTACCTGACAAAAGAAAAAGCCCCGAAGAACGGCGAATTCTTCGAGGCCTGATGTAGAAAGACTGGATCAATCCACAGGAGTAATTATGACAAAACGTCGTAAGAAATACCAGGAAAAAGAAGAGATTCGACACCCTGATTCACCTGAGGGATTAGTGGTAGCCGCAGCAAATAACAGGGCGTTCGCAGAGCGCCTTGTTGGTGTTTACAGACTAGCCAAAGCAGGAGTGAAACATGGGCGTCGTTAAGTTAGCTGATTACAGGCATAACCCTGTACAACATCAGGAGGCATCCAGTATGGGGTATGTCTCTATACACCGCCAGTTTATGGACAGCAGGCTCTATAAGGACTCTCAGGCAGTACATCTTTGGCTTCACTTAATCCTCAAGGCTAATCACGAATCTACTGTCGTCAATACGGATATCGGGCCGATAACTGTTGATCGCGGTCAGATGATAACTGGACGCCCGTCGCTGGTCAGAGAAACATTCATCCCCGACAACAAAGTTCGGAGCTTATTGCGGACTTTTGAGTCGAAAGGGATGCTTAATATTTGCTCGATGGGGAAGAAATTTAGCCTGTTTACAATCGTTAAATATGACGATTTTCAGGCAAAAAATTGTCCAACGGTTGTCCAACGGTTGTCCAACGCAAACACCAGTAATGGCGCGGCTCTCAGCGGAGATTGTCCAACGGTTGTCCAACGGTTGTCCATAAACAATAATATAAATAATATCTCTAATACTGACGTATTAGAGAGTACCGCAGCAGACAAAAAGTCTGACAAGAAAAAACCTTCCGTTAGCTGTCAGGATGTTGTCGATGCTTACCACGAAATCCTTCCTGAAGCGCCAAAAATCCGCGCACTGAATGACAAGCGTAAAAACCAGATCCGAACGTTCTGGCGCAAAGCCGGAGTGATAACCCGCCAGCTTGACGGGCATGGGTTCACGATGCAGGACTGGAGAAATTATTTGAGCTACGTAGGCGAAAATTGCCGATGGATGTTCGAAGAGCGCCCAAACCATCAGCGCGGAACCGTCTGGCACAAAAAGGGATTTGATTTCCTGCTTAACGATAATACCTACCTGAAAGTTCGTGAGGGTGAACACGATGACCGATAATTTTTATGCGCCGCCCCATAGCATCGAGGCAGAGCAGGCGGTGATTGGTGGATTGCTTCTGGATGATGACTGCAGTGAGCGCGTCCAGAAAGTTCTGGCGATGCTGAAGCCTGACTCATTTTACAGCCGACCACACAAAATCCTTTTCGAAGAAATAACCAGAATGCACCGGGAGCAAAAGCCAGTAGATGGCCTGACGCTTTTCGATGAACTGGAGCGTAAATCGTTAACGGCGTCTGTTGGCGGTTTTGCTTATATCGCTGAGATCGCAAAGAACACGCCAAGCGCAGCAAACATCGTTGCCTATGCAATGCAGGTTCGTGAAACCGCAATGGAACGCTACGCCATCAACCGCATGACTGAAGCGACGGAATTGCTCTATTCCCGCAACGGAATGACTGCAACACAGAAGTACGAAGCTATTCAGTCGATTTTCACGCAACTGACAGACCATGCAAAAACCGGATCGCGTCGCGGCCTTCGTTCATTTGGTGAGGTCATGGAAGACTGGGTTAGCGACCTTGAGAAGCGATTTGACCCGTCAGGCGAACAACGAGGAATGAGCACAGGGATCCCATCGCTGGACAGGATGCTGTCACCGAAAGGTCTGGTGAAAGGCTCTCTGTTTGTCATTGGCGCTCGCCCTAAGATGGGGAAAGCGCAACCGCTTAATTCACGCATTTTGCTTGCTGATGGTTCATGGACAACATTTCGTGACGTATGTGTTGGAGATTCCCTAGCATCAGTGGATGGACAACCATCATTCGTGTCTGGAGTTTTTCCTCAAGGGGAGCGAGATATTTACCGAGTTACGTTCTCTGACGGAAGAACCGTTGATTGCGCGGATGATCATTTGTGGGAAATTCATAGTAACCGTATTACCGGTGGCGTTGATGTTGTAGACACCTGCCGCCTACGGGACATGATGGAATGCGTTCGCTATCAAAGCCGCATTCATGTTCCTGGTATTAGCGGTGACTTCGGATTGCCTGTTGATTTAGGGATTAGCCCATGGCTGTTAGGTGCGTTACTTGGCGATGGAAATCTTGCAGGTACGCCACGAATCAGCATGACGGAACCATACATCATTGAGCGAGTAAGATCTGAAGTGGGTGACGATATTGAAGTCAGAAATGTTTCTGGCTGCGATTACTCCCTATCTCACAAGTTTAGCCGCAAATTATCTCTTACGCGGGTTATGCAACGGCTTGGTATCTACGGCCGGATGTCAGAGATTAAAATTATCCCGGATATTATTTTTTCTGCTGATAAGCAAACTCGTATTGATGTTCTATGCGGATTACTTGAAACCGATGGTTGGGTTGAAGGAAATAATGCCCTGCGCTTTAGCTCGGCAAGCAAGTTCCTGTCAGATGGTGTAAAGCGGCTGGTGCATTCTCTTGGTGGCGTGTGTCGTATGACAACCAAACAGGAGCCGAAATTCAGTTATAAGGGAGAAATGCGCAAAGGTATGGATGCCCATATTTGCGCAATCAGGTTGCCTGATGAGGTTCTATCACACATAAAATCTCCACGCCTGAAGCAAAAATTCACTGCAAAACGCATCAAAACAAGTGCGCCTGTTATCACGTCGGTTGAGTATATTGGACGTGAAGAGTGCATTTGCATCATGGTATCCCACGAGAGACATTTGTATGCAACTGACGGATACATTCTAACCCACAACACCACGCTATACAGCCAGATGGCAATCAACTGCGCAGTGCATGAGAAAAAGCCCGCTCTGATGTTCAGCCTTGAAATGCCCGGTGACCAGATACTGGAAAAACTGGTAGGGCAGAAGTCTGGTGTTAACCCGAATATTTTTTACCTTCCGGCGACAAATGACGCCGATGACGGCTATCAGGGTGATTACGATGGTGACTTCAACAGGGCGATCGAAACAGCCAATCGCTTGAGTGAAATCGACATGCTTTACATCGACGACACGCCGGGATTATCTCTGGCTCAAATCGTCAGCGAAAGCCGTCGAATCAAGCGAGAAAAAGGATGTGTTGGCATGATTCTGGTCGATTACCTGACACTAATGACCGCTGAGAAGGCCGATCGCAACGACCTTGCTTACGGCATGATCACCAAAGGACTGAAGAACCTTGCCAAAGAGCTTGATTGCGTTGTTGTGCTTCTGACGCAGCTTAACCGCGCACTGGAAAGCCGAACCAATAAACGCCCATTACCAAGTGACTCACGAGATACAGGGCAGATTGAACAGGATTGCGATTATTGGGTGGGGATCCATCGTGAAGGTGCTTTTGATGACAGTGTTCCACCTGGTGAAACCGAACTAATCCTTCGTCTCAATCGTCATGGCAATACCGGCACGGTGTATTGCATTCAGGCAAATGGCGCTATTTATGACACAGACCAACAGTCTGCTGAAATGCGCCGCCGTGAACGCGAGGAGCCGCAGTCCAAGAAGAAAGGAGGATTCTGATGACCATCTACATCACTGAGCTAATAACAGGGGCTATTTACACAGTAGCCCTTTTTTATTGGATTAAGAACGAGGGGGATCCTGATGGACACCGTTAACGGAATGTGTTCAGACGCACCGCGTGCCAAAAAATGTAAATGCGGAAAATCACCGACAATATTCGACATGGAGAACGGGTGCCAAATCTACTGCGCTAACCACGCCGCTGTGGCGGCCGCAAATTATCGCAGTGCGGTAACGGAGTGGAATAACCTGAAATCTGTTAGAGAGGGAAGTCATGAAAAAACTAACCTTTGAAATTCGATCCCCAGCACATCAGCAAAACGCTATTCACGCGGTACAGCAAATTCTTCCAGACCCAACCAAACCAATCGTAGTAACCATTCAGGAACGCAACCGCAGCTTAGACCAGAATCGAAAGCTTTGGGCTTGCCTTGGTGACGTCTCTCGTCAGGTTGAATGGCATGGTCGCTGGCTGGATGCAGAAAGCTGGAAGTGTGTGTTTACCGCAGCATTAAAGCAGCAGGATGTTGTTCCTAACCTTGCCGGGAATGGCTTTGTGGTAATAGGCCAGTCAACCAGCAGGATGCGTGTAAGCGAATTTGCGGAGCTATTAGAGCTTATACAGGCATTCGGTACAGAGCGTGGCGTTAAGTGGTCAGACGAAGCGCGACTGGCTCTCGAATGGAAAGCGCGATGGGGAGATCGGGCTGCATGACTATCAAATCAAATACGCCAGCACACGACAAGGACTGCTGGCAAACGCCGCTTTGGCTTTTTGATGCACTGGATATTGAGTTTGGATTCTGGCTGGATTCGGCAGCGAGCGACAAAAATGCTCTGTGCGCTCACTGGTTAACTGAGGCCGACGACGCGCTCAATTCTGAGTGGGTAAGCCACGGTGCAATCTGGAATAACCCACCGTACAGCAATATCAGGCCGTGGGTAGAAAAAGCCGCTGAGCAGTGCATACAACAGCGACAGACGGTAGTGATGCTTGTGCCAGAGGATATGTCAGTCGGATGGTTCAGCAAGGCTCTGGAGAGCGTTGACGAAGTTCGCATTATCACTGATGGACGGATTAATTTTATCGAACCATCGACGGGGCTGGAGAAGAAGGGAAACAGCAAAGGCTCAATGCTGCTGATTTGGCGACCGTTCATCAGTCCTCGACGGATGTTTACTACCGTATCCAAAGCGGCATTGATGGCGATCGGGCAGGGCGTCAGGAGGGCGGCATGAGACGACAGCGACGAAGTATCACCGACATAATCTGCGAAAACTGCAAATACCTTCCAACGAAACGCTCCAGAAATAAACGCAAGCCAATCCCAAAAGAATCTGACGTAAAAACCTTCAACTACACGGCTCACCTGTGGGATATCCGGTGGCTAAGACATCGTGCGAGGAAATGACAATGCTTTTAATTCAACCTGGATTTGGCCTTAGCATCAAAAAAGGGCACATGTTCGGCGAGAAAGAGTCTCAACGAAAAATGGTGTCTATCCGGTTGCCATTTATCAGTATTTATTGGCTAAACAGGGAGGCAACAAATTATTGGTATACATGCGCCAGAGCAGCATTTAACGACCCTGAGTGGTTTGTAGAAAACCATCACGCTGTTCGTCAGGCAAAGAGAAAGGCCGAAACGACATACATGAAGGCGTATCGAAAAGCATGGAAAGAACACAGCGATCGATACCAACAAGACATGGAAAAGCTTGAATCAGAAAACATGGAATTAAGACGAAAGCTTGGTGAAGCAAAACGAGATATTGATGCTTACAAGCGACTTTTTAATGGTGAAAGCCATGCTTAGCCCATCCCAATCCCTTCAATACCAGAAAGAAAGCGTCGAGCGAGCTTTAACGTGCGCTAACTGCGGTCAGAAGCTGTATGTGCTGGAAGTTCACGTGTGTGAGCACTGCTGCGCAGAACTGATGAGCGATCCGAATAGCTCAATGTACGAGGAAGAAGACGATGAATGAGTTAATAAATGGCAATGCCATCAAAATGACAAGCATTGAAATCGCTGAGTTGGTGGGTAAGCGTCATGACAATGTGAAACGTACCATCGAAACGCTGGCTAAAAATGGTGTTATCCGGCTTCCTCAAATTGAGGTTTCCGAAAGAATCAATAACTTAGGGTTCAATGTTCAGTACGAGCATTACGTCTTCGAAGGCGAACAAGGTAAGCGAGATAGTATTGTTGTTGTTGCCCAGTTGTCGCCGGAATTCACCGCTCGTCTTGTTGACCGTTGGCGAGAGCTTGAAGAAACTGCGGTTAATATCCCCAAAACGCTACCAGAAGCGTTGCGCCTTGCTGCTGATCTTGCTGAGCAGAAAATGCAACTGGAAAACCAGCTCGCAATTGCCGCACCTAAAGTTGAGTTTGCCGATCGAGTTGGCGAAGCCAGCGGAATTTTGATTGGAAACTTTGCAAAGGTTGTTGGAATTGGTCCAAACAAACTGTTTGCGTGGATGCGCGATCACAAAATCCTTATTGCTTCAGGTTCCCGGCGCAATGTGCCAATGCAGGAATATATGGATCGCGGCTATTTCACAGTGAAAGAAACAGCGGTCAACACAAATCACGGAATACAGATATCGTTCACCACAAAAATCACCGGTCGTGGTCAACAGTGGCTGACCAGAAAGCTGCTCGATAACGGAATGCTGAAAGTAACAGGGGAGGCTGCTTAATGGCTAACCTACGCAAAGAAGCGCGCGGCAGAGAATGTCAGGTACGTATTTACGGCGTATGCAATGGCAACCCTGAAACTACAGTTCTGGCACATTACCGGATGGCTGGAATTTGCGGAACGGGAATGAAGCCTGACGACCTGATCGGCGCATGGGCTTGTAGCGCGTGTCACGATGAAATCGACCGACGCACCCATAATCTCGACAACAAAGACGCCAGACTTTATCACCTCGAAGGCGTGATCAGGACGCAGGCGATCCTGCTGAAGGAGGGGAAGATTAAGCCATGAACGAATATCAGTTTGTGCTTCCTTACCCGCCGTCGGTGAACACCTACTGGCGAAGACGGGGAAGCCAATACTACATCAGCGATAAAGGCCAGAAATACCGAAAAGACGTTCAGCAAATCATCCGCCAACTCAAGTTAGACATTTTCACCAAATCACGACTCCGCATCAAAGTCATCGCAGACGTTCCAGACTCCCGCCGTCGCGACCTCGATAATATCCTGAAAGGTTTACTCGACTCCCTTATCCACGCCGGATTTGCGGAAGACGACGAGCAATTCGATGACATTCGCGTAATTCGTGGTGTGAAAGTACCAGGCGGACGGCTTGGAATAAAAATCACCGAACTGGAGAGCGTATGAACAAAGCATTCGAACGATATATGCGCCAGCGTTATGGCAATCGCTACGATCTGACCCGCGATACTGGCGGTTTCTACTGCCGTGAGGTTGTGAAACGAATGTTTGAAGTGTGGTGTCATTGCAAAGGATGGGAGGTCTGATGCGGTTAACTCCAGTATTCAGCATGGTTAACTTCATTAATGACGCGCACTTTCGCCGCGTATGGAGACACCCGAAGAAAACCATCAACTCTAGCCAGAAAGCATGGGTTCATTACATGTTACAGGTATGGGGCAAGGTTAATGCCGGAGATTGCTCTCCAGGTGGTGCAATTAACGTTATCGGTCGTCTGATGATTCGCAGTCAGTGGAGCGATGACAAGGCTAAGCAGATAGAGTCTGTCGTCATGCGCCTGTACGAAGAAGATGGGCTGCGCGGAGATGTGCTATACAAGAAAGCTCGCGAACTGGTCATTCCTCAATCATCGTTTAGCCACATCATCACTCTCGCCAAAGAATCAGATGATGCGGCTTTCGTTGAACGTGTGATGGTCAAGACTTTTCACCGTGAAAGCCCCGTCCGCGATGTAGCTATTAAGCGATATTGCAATCGCAATTGCACGCAAGATATAGCCAGGATGATTTCTTATATAACAGGTGCTGATATTCAATATTGTCGTAAGCGAGTGGTGTGGTGTGAGAAAGTGCTGGAGTCAGAAATGTTTTATGCAATGAAACGAGAATTGGAGAAAGAATTTCCATTGATAGCGGCCTGAACTGAAATAATTTTGTAAATGCGTTGCTTCCGAGAAATGAAAGTGGTATTTTTCGTATATGCTCGGAGCAAAAGCGAACTGAGCAGCGAAATTGAAATCCTGATTTCCCCGGTTGCCGATAATATTTAGGGTCGACATACTGGCTAGATTAGGTAAGAGCCTCGGCATAAACGTCGGGGCTTTTTTGTTTGCACAACAGGTAAGTGCATTGAACCCGCAGACCTCGCGGAATTGGTGAAAGGTGCCGCGCAGTGCTCTTATCGTTGTGGTGAATACGCAGGCTGATGCGTTAATCAGGTGAACGAGACACCCGCCGGTCCGTGATATGGCACACCGTGCCGGTCATATCTGCCGCGGTTAGGTTTACGAGGATTTCGTAAAGCTGGTCTAGGGTGAAGCCGTGAAAGCGGAGGAAGTAAAACGAGGCGTCGGTACACGCCTATCGTCATTAAGTCGGAGTTCAGCACCGACCGCCACAACCCAAACTGGGCCGTAGCCACTGGCTATCCTGAATTCATCAGTGATAGTTATGCTGCGGACTTCTACACATGACCTTCGTGAAAGCGGGTGGCAAGAGGCTGCGCTAACAACCTCCTGCCGTTTTGCCCGTGCATATCGGTCACGAACAAATCTGATTACTAAACACAGTAGCCTGGATTTGTTCTATCAGTAATCGACCTTATTCCTAATTAAATAGAGCAAATCCCCTTATTGGGGGTAAGACATGAAGATGCCAGAAAAACATGACCTGTTAGCCGCCATTCTCGCGGCAAAGGAACAAGGCATCGGGGCAATCCTTGCGTTTGCAATGGCGTACCTTCGCGGCAGATATAATGGCGGTGCGTTTACAAAAACAGTAATCGACGCAACGATGTGCGCCATTATCGCCTGGTTCATTCGTGACCTTCTCGACTTCGCCGGACTAAGTAGCAATCTCGCTTATATAACGAGCGTGTTCATCGGCTACATCGGTACTGACTCGATTGGTTCGCTTATCAAACGCTTCGCTGCTAAAAAAGCCGGAGTAGAAGATGGTGGAAATCAATAATCAACGTAAGGCGTTCCTCGATATGCTGGCGTGGTCAGAGGGAACTGATAACGGACGACAGAAAACCAGAAATCATGGTTATGACGTCATTGTAGGCGGAGAGCTATTCACTGATTACTCCGATCACCCTCGCAAACTTGTCACGCTAAACCCAAAACTCAAATCAACAGCAGCCGGACGTTACCAGCTTCTTTCCCATTGGTGGGATGCCTACCGTAAGCAGCTTGGCCTGAAAGACTTCTCTCCGAAAAGCCAGGACGCTGTGGCATTGCAGCAGATTAAGGAGCGTGGCGCTTTGCCGATGATTGATCGTGGTGATATTCGTCAGGCAATTGACCGTTGCAGCAATATCTGGGCTTCACTGCCGGGCGCTGGTTATGGTCAGTTCGAGCATAAGGCTGACAGCCTGATTGCAAAATTCAAAGAGGCTGGCGGAACGGTCAGAGAGATTGAGGTATGAGCAGAGTCACCGCGATTATCTCCGCTCTGGTTATCTGCATCATCGTCTGTCTGTCATGGGCTGTTAATCATTACCGTGATAACGCCATTACCTATAAAGAACAGCGCGATAAAGCCACATCCATCATCGCTGACATGCAGAAGCGTCAACGTGATGTAGCAGAACTCGACGCCAGATACACAAAGGAGCTTGCTGATGCTAACGCGACTATCGAAAGTCTCCGTGCTGATGTTTCTGCTGGTCGTAAGCGCCTGCAAGTCGCCGCCACCTGTGCAAAGTCAACGACCGGAGCCAGCAGCATGGGCGATGGAGAAAGCCCAAGACTTACAGCAGATGCTGAACTCAATTATTACCGTCTCCGAAGTGGAATCGACAGGATAACCGCGCAGGTTAACTACCTGCAGGAGTACATCAGGACGCAATGCCTTCGATGATAGCGATAATTTTACTCATCATCCTTCACATCTGGCTCTGTAGACAGGGTGATGATCACTTCTGGAGTGAATCCAGATTAAACATCTCATTGCTGATGCTTGATATTGAGCATCTGGCGCGCGGTAAGGGGCTGCGTTGAGATAAGAGCCAGTCATTACAAATACCAGGATTTAGCCTCGCATTCGCGGGGTTTTTTATTCCCAACTCCATAGGTAATTTTATGACCCAGCATATTGGCGTAAAACTGATTAACGCCTTTCCGATGACGAGACAGGCATATAACGATTTTCGTGGCTGGCAGCTTCCTGCCGGAGAAAACGGCGAGGACGAAGGCTATCTGGTTGAATATCTGGATGGCGGAAAACCTAACACCGATCGCTTTGATGGCTACGTTAGCTGGAGTCCAAAAGAAGTATTCGAAAAGGCTTATCGTCCGGTATCAGGACTAAGTTTCGGCCTTGCTGTCAATGACGGATGAAAAGTGATCCACTTATATCTCCACCAACGGCCCAATATTGATCCACCGTTTTACTCAGGATTAGCTTCTGCTATAACCCCGGCCTTTCGTTTCTGTCTGAGTCGATAGCTTTCTCCTTTGATTTGAACGACATGTGAGTGGTGTAAGATACGGTCCAGCATCGCTGAGGTCAGGGCTGCATCACCGGCGAACGTTTGATCCCACTGCCCGAACGGCAGATTGGATGTCAGGATCATTGCGCTCTTTTCGTAACGTTTAGCGATGACCTGGAAGAACAGTTTTGCTTCTTCCTGACTGAACGGCAGATAGCCTATTTCATCAATGATGAGCAGGCGGGGGGCCATTACTCCACGCTGAAGCGTCGTTTTATAACGGCCCTGACGTTGCGCCGTGGATAACTGAAGTAACAGATCTGCTGCTGTTGTGAAGCGAACTTTGATACCTGCACGGACTGCTTCATAGCCCATCGCTATTGCCAGATGGGTTTTCCCCACACCTGATGGCCCCAGTAATACGATATTTTCATTACGTTCTATGAAGCTGAGTGAGCGTAATGACTGGAGTTGCTTCTGCGGTGCTCCGGTGGCGAATGTGAAGTCATACTCTTCGAACGTTTTCACCGCCGGGAAGGCTGCCATTCGGGTATACATCGCCTGTTTACGTTGATGACGAGCCAGTTTTTCTTCATGAAGCAGATGCTCCAGGAAGTCCATATAACTCCATTCCTGGTCTACTGCCTGTTGTGACAGCGCAGGCGCTGCGCTTATAAGGCTTTCCAGTTGCAACTGCCCGGCGAGCGCCATCAGTCGTTGATGTTGCAGTTCCATCATCACGCCACTCCTCTGCAGAATGAGTCGTAGATGGAGAGTGGATGATGCAGGGGGGATTTGTCGAAGTTCACCTGATTTTCACCAGGATGCACTTCATACTCTTCTTTCTCCGGAGGCAGTGTCAGCATGGACTGCTGCTCTTCGAGCCAGCGATCGCAGGGACGGGCCTGGATTGTTTCATGCTTTCGTTGGTTAGCGACATCATGCAGCCAGCGCAGACCGTGGCGGTTGGCTGTTTCAACATCGACAGTGATCCCCATCGGGCGCAGGCGAGTCATTAGCGGGATGTAAAAACTGTTACGGGTGTACTGCACCATCCGTTCCACCTTACCTTTAGTCTGTGCCCTGAAGGGGCGACACAGTCGGGGAGAGAAGCCCATCTCCTTGCCGAACTGCCACAGCGAAGGATGGAACCGGTGCTGACCGGTCTGATATGCGTCACGTTGCAGAACCACAGTTTTCATATTGTCATACAACACTTCGCGCGGCACACCACCAAAGAAGCGGAACGCATTACGATGGCAGGTCTCCAGCGTGTCATAACGCATATTGTCAGTGAATTCGATGTACAGCATTCGGCTGTATCCGAGAACAGCAACGAACACGTGAAGCGGTGAGCGACCATTACGCATAGTGCCCCAGTCAACCTGCATCTGTCGTCCGGGTTCAGTTTCGAACCGAACGGCTGGCTCCTGCTCCTGAGGAACCGAGAGAGAACGAATGAATGCCCTGAGAATGGTCATTCCGCCACGATATCCCTGGTCTCTGATCTCTCGAGCGATTACCGTTGCCGGGATTTTGTAAGGATGAGCATCGGCGATGCGTTGACGAATATAATCCCGGTATTCATCCAGGAGTGAAGCAACAGCAGGTCGCGGCGTATATTTTGGCGGCTCAGATTTTGCCTGCAAATAACGTTTAACCGTATTGCGGGAGATCCCCAGTTCTCTGGCAATCGCCCGGCTACTCATTCCCTGCTTGTGCAGGATTTTAATTTCCATAACTGTCTCAAAAGTGACCATAAGCTCTCCTGAATCAGGAGAGCAGATTACCCCCTGGATCTGATTTCAGGCGTTGGGTGTGGATCACTATTGCACCGTTCGTGACACTTGCCATGGAAGCGTTAAAACAGGGCAAAAGTTTGCAGCGGGCAGGATGGAATGGGAAAGACCAGTTTGTTTATCTCGTGAAAGGGGAAAAATTAGCGTCTGCGTTGGGTTATGGCTTTGGCGAATATGTTGGCGAGCCAACTTTCAATGACACGCTTGTATTGAAAAACTCACAGAACCGCCTTGCTACATGGGTTCCATCCATTGGCGACCTGATGGCTGAAGACTGGCAAATCATTTAACCATGTAGGCATTACAAAGCCTATCTACGGGTTGGCTTGATAATGAAACCGGAGTTAATTTCTGGTCACTAATTAACGGCAGTACAGCGATACAACCCAATCCAGTAAGTGGGGAAATAACACTGGCAGCCACTGAAAGATGAACCTCCTGCCTTATGGCAAAAAAGATTCTTTGTGGTGGCGGACTGATGGAAAGACATCGGTTATTGCAGAGGCCATTCAATGAGTGGTCTCGACAATGGCTTATACCCTACACGGGATAACTTAACTGATATCCCTTTTAACGGATAAACGGAGCCAACAATGGCAGAGATTATTCCCATGACTGAAGAACAGAAATTCCAGTTAGAGATTTACAAGCTGGTCATGAACCAGAACGCAGCCGCAGAAGAAGCATTTCAATTCATTGGCACTGACGAACTGAAGCTTGAGCTATTCAAAATTCACTTCCAGTCAGGTGGCGCTAATTCAGATATCACGACCCGCACTATCGAAGCGGTGCGTAAATCGAAGGAAGCGTTAGACCTGTTCACTACCAGAGCATGATGTGAGCCGCGTAATCAATTTGGGTAAGGAGAAGAAATTCCCAATTACTCAAGAGCTATACGAGCGGCTGGAAAGCGTCATCCATGATTATGGTGAAATCAGTGTATGTGAGGCGATTGGCACACTCGAATTGCTGAAGCAGTCATTGATTGAAAGCATGAAGAGCCAACGACCAGAAATGACAACTAAGTGAGATGAATATGGCAGCACCAAAGGGCAACCGATTTTGGGAGGCCCGCAGTAGTCATGGGCGAAATCCTAAATTCGAATCGCCTGAGGCGCTGTGGGCTGCTTGTTGTGAATACTTCGAGTGGGCTGATGATAACCCGCTATGGGAGGGTAAGGTATTTTCATATCAGGGAGAAATAATTAAGGCTAATGTCCCTAAGATGCGAGCCATGACTATTTCAGGATTGTGTACCTTCCTTGATATCACCAGGCAAACATGGGGAACCTTCCGGTCAATGGAAGGTTTTTCTGACGTCACATCACGAGCGGAAGACATCATCTACGACCAGAAATTCTCTGGCGCAGCCGCTGACCTTCTCAACGCTAACATCATCGCCCGTGATTTGGGCCTCAAAGAGCAGTCGCAAGTTGAAGACGTGACACCTGATAAGGGAGATCGCGATAAGCGACGCTCTCGTATCAAGGAGCTATTCAACCGTGGAACTGGACGCGATTCTTGATAACCTGAGCGACGAAGAGCAAATCGAGTTGCTCGAGCTACTCGAAGAAGAAGAGAACTACCGGAACACACACCTGCTATATGAATTTACGCCATACAGCAAACAGCGTGAGTTCATCGACGCCGGGCATGACTATCCAGAGCGATGTTTTATGGCTGGTAACCAGCTTGGTAAGTCATTTACTGGTGCTGCTGAAGTCGCGTTTCACCTTACCGGGCGTTATCCGGGCACAAAAGGCTATCCTGCTGATGGTAAATATGGCGGTGAGTGGAAAGGTAAGCGTTTCTATGAGCCTGTTGTCTTTTGGATTGGTGGCGAGACAAACGAGACTGTAACCAAAACGACTCAACGCATCCTGTGCGGTCGCATTGAAGAGAATGATGAGCCGGGCTACGGTTCAATACCGAAAGAGGACATCATTAGCTGGAAGAAGTCTCCTTTCTTTCCGAACCTTGTTGATCATCTTCTGGTTAAGCATCACACGGCCGATGGCGTTGAGGATGGCATTTCAATCTGCTACTTCAAACCATACTCGCAAGGCCGCGCTCGCTGGCAGGGTGACACAATCCACGGCGTGTGGTTTGACGAAGAGCCACCATACAGCATTTATGGCGAAGGGCTTACCCGTACCAACAAATACGGGCAATTCTCAATTCTGACGTTTACCCCGCTGATGGGGATGTCTGACGTTGTTACCAAGTTCCTGAAGAATCCCAGCAAGTCGCAGAAAGTGGTCAACATGACCATCTATGACGCTGAGCACTATACCGACGAGCAGAAAGAGCAAATCATCGCATCCTATCCCGAGCATGAGAGAGAGGCGCGTGCTCGCGGTATTCCTACGATGGGTAGTGGTCGAATCTTCCAGATACCGGAAGAGACTATTAAGTGTCAGCCGTTCGAGTGTCCTGATCACTTCTACGTAATTGGCGGGATGGATTTCGGATGGGATCACCCACAGGCGCAGGTTCAGCTTTGGTGGGATAAGGACGCAGACACAATCTACGTTTCACGCGTGTGGAAGGCGAAAGAAAAGACAGCCGTTCAGGCGTGGGGAGCTGTTAAATCATGGGCGCATAAAGTGCCAACCGCATGGCCTCATGACGGAAACCAGCATGAGAAGGGCGGCGGTGAGCAGCTCAAAGGGCAGTATGCCGACGCTGGTTTTATGATGTTGCAGGAGCATGCGACATGGCCTGATGGCGGTAACGCTGTGGAGCCTGGCATCACTGAATTGCGCGACATGATGCTCGATGGTCGCTTCAAAGTATTCAACACCTGTGAGCCATTCTTTGAGGAGTTCCGCCTCTATCACCGTGATGAAAACGGGAAAATCGTCAAGCTTAACGACGACGTTCTCTCAGCCGTTCGCTATGCATACATGATGCGCCGCTTCGCCAAAATGATGCGCGACATCAAAAAACCAAAAGAGAAAAAGATACCAGCCCCAATCAGGCCCATCGCACGGAGAACTTAAATGGCCGACGAAAACAGACTCAATTCCATTCTGTGTAAGTTTGACGCAGACTGGATGGCGAGCGATGAAGCCAGAACCGAGGCGACAAATGACCTGTATTTTAGCCGAGTGTCGCAATGGGATGACTGGCTATCAAACTACACCACCCTGCAATATCGCGGACAATTCGATGTTGTCCGCCCGGTGGTCAGGAAACTGGTCGCAGAGATGCGCCGGAATCCTATCGACGTTCTCTTTCGACCAAAAGACGGCGCTAATCCTGATGCTGCCGATGTGTTGATGGGGATGTATCGTACTGATATGCGCCATAACACGGCAAAAATTGCCGTTAACGTTGGCGTTCGTGAGCAGATAGAGTCCGGCGTTGGTGCATGGCGTCTGGTCACACAGTACGAAGACAACGACCCAACAAGCAACAATCAGGTAATTCGACGCCTGCCAATCCATGAAGCCTGCTCACACGTCATATGGGACGCAAACAGCAAGCAGATGGATAAGAGCGACGCTAAGCACTGCACGGTGATTAACGCCTTGTCGCGCAATGGCTGGAAAGAGTTCGCAGAGGATTACGGTATTGATCCGGACTCCTTGCCATCTTTCCAGAATCCGAACGACACATGGCTGTTTCCGTGGGTATCGAATGATGTCGTCTACGTCGCTGAGTATTACGAGGTAGAAGAGAAGAAGGAGAAAGTCTTCATCTACCGCGACCCGCTGACAGGTGAGCCGGTCAGCTATTACCAGCAGGATATTAAAGACGTTATCGACGACCTGGCTAATCGTGGATTCATTAAGGTAGCAGAGCGTAAGGTCAAGCGTCGGCGTGTGTATAAGTCGATCATCACCTGCACGCAGATACTAAAAGACCGAGAAAAGATAGCCGGAGAGCATATCCCAATCGTTCCTGTGTACGGCGAATGGTCATTCGCTGGTGACAAGGAGTGCTACGAAGGAGTGGTAAGGCTGACGAAAGACGGTCAACGCCTTCGTAACATGATCATGTCATTCAACGCCGATATTGTTGCTCGTTCACCGAAGAAGAAACCGACCTTCTTCCCTGAGCAAATCGAAGGCTACGAATACATGTACGGTGGAAATGATGACTATCCGTACTATCTGCAGAACAGGACCGATGAAAACGGTAACGACCTGCCGATTGGTCCAATCTCCTACATGGAAAACCCTGAAGTGCCGCAATCCAACGCTTATATGCTTGAGGCTGCCACCAACGCAGTGAAAGAGGTGGCTAGTCTTGGCGTGGATGCGCAGGCAGCAAACTCTCAGGTCGCTTTCGATACCGTCAATCAACTGAACATGCGGGCAGACCTTGAGACATACGTGTTTCAGGATAACCTGGCTACCGCAATGCGACGTGATGGCGAGATTTATGCCTCAATGGTCAACGATATTTATGACGTTCCTCGTCATGTAACGCTGACACTCGAAGATGGAAGCGAGAAAGACGTTCAACTCTATGCGCAAGTTGTCGATTACCAGTCCGGCAATGTGGTCACACTCAACGACATTCGCGGTCGCTATGAGTGCTATACAGACGTCGGACCATCCTTCCAGAGTATGAAGGAACAGAACCGCGCAGAGATTCAGGAGTTGCTCACCAAGGTTCCGCAAGGTACTCCAGAGTTCCAGATGCTGATGCTGCAATACTTCACGCTGCTTGACGGTAAAGGCGTCGAGATGATGCGAGAGTACGCGAACAAGCAACTGGTGATGATGGGGCTGAAGAAACCAGAAACACCTGAAGAGATGGAGATGGTGCAGCAGGCACAACAACAGCCGCAGCAGCCATCAGCAGAGCAAATTCAGGCGCAGGGTATCCTTCTGCAAGGTCAGGCTGAATTGCTCAAGGCAGAGAACCAACAGGCGCAGATTCAGGTTGAAGCTGCCAAGGTTGAAGCACAAAACCAACTCAACGCCGCGAAGATTGCAGAAATCTTCAACAATATGGACCTCGACAAGCAGGCAGAACTGCGTGAGTACCTCAAGCTCGTAGGTCAATTCCAGCAACAGCGCAGCAAAGATGCTCGTGCTAACGCTGAGCTGCTTCTTAAAGATGCAGACCAGACTCATTCACAACGCATGGATTTCGCGAATCTTATGCGTCAAGTTCAAATCCCCTCCGGCGGAGTAGCCGAGACACCTCAATAAGAGAGAGTTAATCATGGATCAAACCACCGACATTCAGGCTTCTGAAGAATTAACCCTGCCCGGCAATCATGCAGCGGCATCTGCTGATGGCTTAGTTGTCGATAATGCCAACGACAACGCAGGTCAGGAAGAAGGCTTCGAGATTGTCCTGAAAGACGATGAGAAACCAAAACAAGACCCGGCAACTAATGCTGAATTTGCCCGTCGCCGCATCGAACGCAAACGCCAGCGTGAGCTTGAGCAACAGATGGAAGCGGTTAAGCGGGGAGAGTTGCCGGAGCACCTGCGGGTGAACCCTGAGTTACCAAAACAACCAGACCCTAACGATTATCTTTCCGAAGACGCACTGGCTAAGTACGACTATGACCAGAGCCGCGCACTGGCTGCCTTCCAGCAGGCAAACAGTGAATGGCAGATCAAGGCTATGGACGCACGAAGCCAGGCTGTCGCCGAGCAGGGTCGCAAAACTCAGGAGTTCACCCAGCAATCAGCGCAATACGTCGAGGCAGCCCGTAAGCACTACGACGCAGCGGAAAAGCTCAATATCCCTGACTATCAGGAGAAAGAGGATGCATTCATGCAACTGGTGCCGCCAGCAGTCGGTGCCGACATCATGCGCCTCTTCCCGGAGAAATCCGCTGCTCTCATGTATCACCTTGGTGCTAATCCTGAGAAAACACGCCAGTTGCTGGCGATGGACGGGCAATCCGCGCTGATTGAACTCACTCGACTGTCAGAACGTTTAACTCTCAAGCCTCGAGCCAAGCCTGTTTCAGAAGCCCCGTTACCTGATGAACCCATTCAGGGGCACGCTGTTGCTGCAAATATCTCTGCGATTGAAAAGCAGATGGAAGCGGCAGCAAACAAAGGGGATGTAGAGACGTACCGCAAGCTTAAGGCGCAACTGAATAAAGGAATTCGATAATGGCATTAAATGAAGGTCAACTGGTCACGTATGCTCTGGATGAAATCATCGAAACCGTCCAGAACCTGACGCCAATGGCGTCCAAAGTGACAAAATACACCCCTCCGGCAGAATCCATGCAGCGTTCAAGCAACACCGTGTGGATGCCTGTTGAGCAGGAAGCGCCAACCCAGACTGGCTGGGATTTAACTGGCAACGCAACCGGGATTCTGGAACTCTCCGTGAAATGCAACATGGGCGATCCGGATAACGATTTCTTCGAGCTTCGTGCAGATGACCTGCGTGATGAGCGTTCTTACCGTCGCCGCATCCAGGCATCCGCCAAAAAACTGGCGAATAACATTGAGTCAGCGATTGCCAAACAGGCAACTGAAATGGGCTCGCTTGTTGTTCACGATACCCGCGCAATTGGTCCATCTACTGGCCTGTCTGGCTGGGATTTTGTGTCTGATGCAGAGCGCCTGATGTTCTCCCGTGAGCTAAACCGCGATATGGGCATCAGTTACTTCCTGAACCCTGACGATTACCGCAAAGCAGGCCGCAACCTGGTAGATGGTGACATCTTCGGGCGCGTTCCTGAAGAAGCGTATCGCAACGGTACTATTCAGCGTCAGATTGCTGGCTTTGATGAAATTCTTCGCTCACCGAAACTTCCGGCAGTTACCAAGTCAACCGCGACTGGTGTAACTGTTTCTGGTGCGCAGAAGTTTAAGCCGCAGGCATACACCCTTGATACCGATGGTAACAAAGAGAACGTCGACAACCGTGTTGCAACGGTGACCGTATCCTCCACCACCGGGTTTAAGCGCGGCGACAAAATCAGCTTCACTGGCGTGAAATTCCTGTCTCAGATGGCGAAGAACGTGCTGACTGATGATGCTACTTTCTCAATCACCCGTGTGATCGATGGTACTCACATCGAAATCACGCCGAAGCCGATTGCACTGGATGACGCGTCACTGACAAAAGAAGAGAAGGCTTACGCTAACGTAAACACCTCTCTTGCTGATACCACTCCGGTAAATGTTCTGAACGTGGCAACAACCACCGCTAACGTGTTCTGGGCTGATGACTCAATCCGTCTGCTGTCTCAGCCGATCCCGGTAACTCATGAACTGTTTGCTGGCATGAAAACTTCTTCCTTCAGCATTCCTGGTATTGGTGTTAACGGCATCTTCGCAACGCAGGGTGATATCAACACTCTGTCTGGTAAGTGCCGTATTGCTGTGTGGTATTCAGCATGTGCTGTACGACCAGAGGCAATTGGTGTTGGTCTGCCTAACCAGACTGCGTGATAACCAGAGGGAGCTTCGGCTCCCTTTTTTATCTGGAGACAAGCATGACACACATGATCTTTCGTCATGGCGACATGAAGAAGTGGAAAGGCGTTGGCTACGACTTTGAAATCGTGAAAGCCGAAGAGCTTCAGGAATATCTGGATGCTGGCTGGTTTTCACATCCTGATGACCTTTTGATGGATGTTGCAGAGCCAGAAGAAAAACAGCGTAAAAAGCCCGGTCGAAAACCTAAGGCGGCAGCAGATGAACCTGACAACGAAGGGTGATTTAGTTCTTGCGGCATTACGTAAGCTCGGTGTGGCATCAAATGCCACGTTAACCGATGTCGAACCGCAGTCCATGGAAGATGGCGTCAACGACCTTGAAATGATGATGGCGGAATGGCTTGGCGGTGATGTGTCACCTGGTATCAACGTTGGCTACATTTTTGCTGATGCAGATGTCGCTCCAGATCCGGGCGATGAGCACGGTTTATCAAATAACACTATCAATGCCGTCATTTTCAACCTTGCCTGCCGCATTGCTCCAGATTATGCGCTGGAAGCGTCTGCAAAACTTATAACCACTGCCAGATACGGGAAAGAGCGACTCGTCAAACTGTCTGCAATGGACAGGGCAAAAGCCGCTAAATGTAAGTCCGGTTATCCAAACCGTATGCCTGTTGGTAGTGGTAATCAGTTGGCGAAGTGGAACGGTTGGAATTACTTCCACCGGAAGGAACCTTGCGATAACGGGAGCGAATAAATGCCGATTCAGCAACTTCCGCTTATGAAAGGTGTCGGCAAAGACTTTCGAAACGCCGATTATATCGACTATCTGCCAGTGAATATGTTGGCTACACCCAAAGAAATCCTCAACAGCAGCGGTTATCTTCGCTCATTCCCGGGCATTGCCAAACGTTCTGATGTGAATGGTGTATCTCGCGGTGTCGAGTACAACATGGCGCAGAGTGCTGTTTATCGCGTGTGTGGTGGGAAGCTCTACAAAGGCGAAAGCGAAGTCGGTGACGTCGCCGGAAGTGGTCGCGTATCAATGGCGCATGGTCGGACATCTCAGGCTGTAGGCGTTAATGGTCAACTGGTCGAGTATCGCTATGATGGCACGGTTAAAACAGTCTCAAACTGGCCTGCGGACAGCGGATTCACACAGTATGAGTTAGGTTCGGTCCGTGACATTACGCGCTTACGTGGGCGTTATGCGTGGTCAAAAGACGGAACTGATTCATGGTTTATCACTGACCTTGAAGATGAATCGCACCCTGACCGATACAGTGCACAATATCGTGCCGAGTCTCAGCCTGACGGAATCATCGGCATAGGTACATGGCGAGACTTCATCGTCTGCTTTGGTTCATCGACAATTGAATATTTCTCCCTGACTGGTGCAACCACCGTTGGTGCCGCTTTGTATGTCGCACAGCCATCGCTGATGGTGCAGAAAGGTATTGCCGGAACCTACTGCAAAACGCCGTTTGCTGATTCTTATGCGTTCATCAGCAATCCGGCAACAGGTGCGCCGTCTGTGTACATCATCGGTTCCGGTCAGGCGTCACCAATCGCCAGCGCGAGCATTGAGAAAATCCTCCGCTCCTACACTGCTGATGAACTGGCTGATGGCGTGATGGAATCGCTGCGATTTGATGCTCATGAGTTGCTGATTATCCACCTTCCGCGCCATGTACTCGTATACGACGCATCTTCAAGCGCCAATGGTCCGCAATGGTGTGTATTGAAAACAGGCCTGTATGACGATGTGTACCGCGCTATCGACTTCATTTACGAAGGCAATCAGATAACGTGCGGCGATAAGCTGGAATCGGTTACTGGCAAATTGCAGTTCGATATCAGCAGCCAGTATGGGCTTCAACAGGAACACCTGCTGTTTACTCCACTGTTCAAAGCGGATAACGCCAGATGCTTCGATCTGGAGGTGGAATCATCCACTGGCGTAGCTCAGTACGCCGACCGCCTGTTCCTCTCTGCAACCACTGACGGCATAAATTACGGACGTGAGCAGATGATTGAACAGAATGAACCGTTCGTTTACGACAAACGCGTTTTGTGGAAGCGAGTAGGGCGCATCAGGAAAAATGTCGGCTTCAAATTGCGCGTTATCACGAAATCACCTGTCACTCTGTCTGGCGCTCAGATAAGGATTGAGTAATGGCTGATTCGAATCTCAACACCCCTGTTATTGTGCAGGCGACGCGGCTCGATACATCAATCCTTCCACGCAATATCTTCTCGCAGTCATATCTGCTGTACGTTATTGCACAGGGTACTGATGTTGGTAACGTGGCTAACAAGGCCAACGAGGCCGGACAGGGCGCTTATGATGCACAAGTCAGGAACGATGAGCAGGATGTGATTCTCGCTGACCATGAACAGCGAATTTCTGCTGCGGAAGCAACGCTTGTTAATCATGAGGAGCGAATCAGCCAGGCAGAATCAACTCTTCAGGAACATGAAACACGAATAGCTCAGAATGAAAGCGATATTGCGTCGCTTGATACCAGAGTTCAGTCGCTGGAATCGCAGGTTTCAGACCATGAAACGCGCATTAATGCTCTGGAGTATGCCACTACGCGCAAGAAGTCAGAGGTTGTTTACTCTGGCGTATCAGTAACCATCCCGACAGCGCCGACCAACCTTGTTAGCCTGCTGAAAACGCTCACGCCGTCATCCGGGACGTTGGCACCATTCTTCGACACTGCTAACAACAAGATGGTTGTGTTCAACGAGAACAAAACCTTGTTCTTCAAGCTGTCGATCGTCGGGACGTGGCCCAGCGGAACTGCCAACAGATCAATGCAGCTAACCTTTTCCGGCTCTGTTCCTGACACACTTGTGAGCAGTCGTAATGCGGCGACAACAACCGATAACATCCTGTTAGCTACGTTCTTCAGCGTGGATAAAGACGGCTTTCTTGCCACAAATGGCAGTACGTTAACCATTCAGTCTAATGGTGCGGCGTTTACTGCCACAACCATCAAAATCATTGCGGAGCAGTGATGGAAATAAAGCTCATCGATAATCCGGTGAAGCTTGCAGAATTCCTCAACAACCCGGCAAACACGGGAAATATCGTAGATAGTGGAGACAAATACTACATCAAGCCTGATGCGGTATACCTCGGCATCTACGAAGGATTAGTGCTGGCTGGCGTTCATGAAGTGCGTAACTTCTGGCATAGCGTTGTTGAATGCCATGCGGTGTACGACCCCGGATTCCGTGGTGAATATGCACTGCAAGGGCATCGATTATTCTGCAAATGGCTTCTCGAAAATTCACCATTCCTTAACAGCATCACTATGGTTCCTGACACCACGAAATACGGACGGGCAATTATCCGTTTGCTTGGCGCTACCCGTGTTGGTCACCTTGATGATGCGTACATGAGTAACGGAAAACCGGTAGGAATCACCCTCTATCAATTACCTCGTTCGAAATATGAGGAGCTATTAAATGTTAGTACTTAGCGAAAGCTTCAAGAATAAATTGCTTCCCATGAATGGGTATATGAAAGGCGGCAGTGACTCCGGCTCTAAAGCCCAGGCTCGCGCAACTGAAAAGGGCATCGAATTGCAGCGTGAAATGTGGCAAACGAACATGCAGAACCTTGCACCGTTCACACCACTCGCTCAGCAGTATGTATCACAGTTGCAAAATCTTTCCTCTCTTCAGGGGCAAGGTCAGGCGCTTAACCAGTATTACAACTCCCAGCAGTACAAAGACCTTGCAGGTCAGGCGCGCTATCAGAGTCTGGCCGCAGCAGAGGCAACGGGAGGATTGGGCTCTACAGCAACCGGAAACCAGTTGGCAGCAATCGCACCTACACTCGGTCAAAACTGGCTGTCAGGTCAGATGAACAACTACAACAATCTGGCAAATATCGGCCTTGGTGCTCTTACAGGTCAGGCAAACGCCGGACAGAACTACGCTAACAACGTGAGCCAATTGTATCAACAGCAGGCGGCAGCATCTGCGGCGAATGCTAACCGACCATCAGGACTGCAATCAGCCTTGGGAGGTGCCATGAGCGGTGCGGCATCAGGGGCGATGATTGGCTCTGTGGTGCCAGGAATAGGTACGGCTGTTGGCGCTATTGGTGGCGGCATTATCGGTGGTCTTGGATCATTGTTTTAAGGTGGGAATATGGCTACTTGGCAACAAGGAATCAACTCAGGCGGTTTTCTTGCTGGTATCGGTGGTGTCAACTCAAACGCTCCGAGCGTAAATGACATCGGCAACACGCTTCAGCTTATCAGGCAGAACAATGATATTGAGCGTTCAGGCGCTAACAATGTTGGGCTGACAGCTTTGCAAGGCCTTTCAGGTATTGCAGGGGTGTTTCAGCAGGAAAAGCAGGCTCAGCGGCAGAAAGAATTTCAGCAGGCGTACGCTAATGCTTATGCGTCTGGTGATCGCGGTGCTTTGCGTCAGTTGGCTACTCAATATCCAGACCAGATTGAATCCGTTCGTAAAGGCATGGGATTCATTGATGAAGAGCAGCGTAATTCTATCGGCACCTTAGCGGCTGGCGCACGCCTTGCATCATCGTCTCCAGAAGCAATGCAATCATGGCTGCAAAACAACGCCGGTGAGTTAGCTCGTGTTGGCGTTAATCCTCAGGATGTCGCTCAGATGTACCAACAGAACCCGCAGCAGTTCGGCGAATTTGTCGATCACCTAGGGATGGCCAGCCTCGGCCCCGAAAAATACTTTGACCTTCAGGATAAAATGCAGGGTCGTCAGGTGACCATGCGCGGTCAGGATCTGGATTCGCAAACCGCCGCTCGGAATCAGGCAATCACAATGCGCGGACAAGATATCCAGGCGAATTTAGGTCAGCAGCGCATTAATCTGGACGCAGAAACAAACCGCATTAACAACGAAAATAAGCGCCTTGACCGGATGCTATCAGCAGAAGCTAACGACCTGAAGCGACAGGAAATACAGAGCCGCATAGCAGCCAACAACCAGAAGTTGCAGCAGAAGCAGCAAGAGCTAAATGATGGCTACAAAGACGGCATCAACACCCTCACAACCAGCATGTTCACTCTGAACGATATCGTTAGTTCTCCTTCACTTAAGAGCATTACAGGCTTACGTGGGGTAATCCCCAACGTTCCAGGCTCACAGGCTGCCGACACTCAGGCACGACTTGATACCTTTAAATCCCAAGCATACCTGACAGCGGTTCAGGCCATGCGAGGCATGGGTGCACTTTCTGATGCCGAGGGCAAAAAGCTCGACCAGGCTGTTGGTTCTCTGCAAAACTCGCAGAGCGAGGAGTCCTTTCGTCGCAACGCTGGCGTCATCCTGAACACGCTCAACCAGAAGCGTAATGAGGCGGTTGGTAAGTACGTTCAGCAAAACGGTATCAAGCGAGTGGAAGCGCCTCAGGCTTCTATAGATTACCTGAAGCAGCACCCCGAGCTGTCAATCGACTTCATTAATCGCTACGGATATCTTCCATCTTTGGGGCAGTAAATGGCTAATTACCGTGATTTGTTAGAGCAGGCTGGCGCACGTTACGGTGTGCCAGAAGGGTTGATGACTGCACTTGGTGCCAAGGAGTCTTCTTACAACCCTGCCGCAGTAAGCTCCGCCGGGGCTGTAGGATTGACTCAGGTCATGCCTGGGACATGGCGTGATATGGGTTATACCGATGAGCAAATGCAAAACCCCGAATATCAGGCTGACGCTGGCGCGCGCTATCTGGCAAAGATGTACCAGCAGTTTGGTAACTGGCGTGACGCTCTTCAGGCTTATCACGACGGTCCCGGCAACGTTATGAAGGCAAAGCGTGGTGAATATACGCCAGGACCTGAAGGCCGCGGTTACGTAGATGATCGCTTTGCTCAATGGGCGGGTGACCCGGTGACAGACTCAACAGTCGAACAGCGCGCCACCTCCGCAAAGGTACATCCTCAGCAAGACCCTAACAACCCGTTTGCACAACTGGAAGCACAGTCATCCGAACAAGTATCGGCATCAGGCGTGCAGTCAGACCCAAATAATCCATTTGCTCAGATTGAGCAGCAGGCAGCCAGTCAGCAGCCACCTCAACCCGTAAGTTCTGTCGCACCGAAACCTGTTCAGCAGCAAGGCGGAATAATGTCTGACCTTGGTAATGGACTTGCTGAAACCTGGCGCGGCTTACTACAGGCAGGAATCAACGTAGCGAACATACCTGCTGAACTCACTGATGCTGTAACAAGCGCGGCGGCTTGGGCTGGCGGTAAACTCGGCATTGGCGATGGTACATATCAACCAGCACCACGAGTAACAACGCAGGGATTAGAGCGGGACTTTGGCCTTCAGCAAGGCGAGCTGACTCCACAAACGACAGAGGGCAGGGTATTTTCTGAGGCATTGCCTTATCTCACTCCTGCTGGCGTTGAGAGAGCGGCAGCACAGGCACCAACACTTGCTGGTCGAATTGCTCATGGGGCAACTCGCCTTCTAGCAGAAAACGCAGTTGGATCACTTGCTGCAAATAGTGCGAAAGATGATGCGGAAGCACTCGCCACCGATTTAGGCGTTGGTGTGCTGGCTGGCGGCGCTATTAACGCAGCTGGACGTGGATTAGGTGCTGCTTATCGTGGCGTTCGTGGTGCTATCACGCCAGAAGCGCAGCAGGCTATCAGATTTGCAGAGCGTGAAGGAGTTCCTCTGCACACCACAGACCTGTTACAACCCACTTCCCGCGTCGGAAAAATGGCGCAGACTACAGCAGAAAATATCCCTCTGGCTGGCACAAGCGGAATGAGAGCAACGCAACAGGAAGCGAGAAGCCAGTTGGTGCAGAGATTTGCTGATAAATTCGGCGAGTATGATCCAGCGGTTATTATTGACAGCCTTAAAGCGAAAACATCAGGAATTCGTCGCGCTGCAGGGAACCGTCTTGAGCAGGTTCAGAATGCAATGGCGGGAGTCAATATCCTGCCTGCGCGAGCAATTCAGCAGATTGATACCGAGATATCTAATCTGCAGAAGCTTGGTAAGGTCGCTGATAACGAGACTATTTCAAAACTTCAGTCATATCGTGATGAGCTTGTTCGCAATGCTGGCCCTGATGGTCCGGTAAATCTTGATTTGAAGCAATTAAGCGATCTGCGCAGCCAGTTCAGAATGGACGTGAAGGGGGAACGACCAGTGTTACCAAACCGTTCCGATGCTGCCATTCAGCGCGTTTACAAGGCGATGACAGACGATATCAATGGTGCCATTGGTCAGAATCTTGGTAACGATACTCTCCGTAAATATCAGCAGGCCAATGCCGTCTACGCTGACGAAGCGGCGAAACTAAAGAATACCAGGCTGAAGAATGTTCTCATGAAAGGCGACCTGACGCCGGAAGTTGTCAACAACATGCTATTCAGCAAGAACAAATCGGAAATTAAGACGCTGTATAACTCAGTTGGTCGTGTTGGCAGGGCGCAAATGCGCAATGGCATCATTGGAAAGGCGATGGAGAAATCAGGGGGTTCACCTGACCAGTTCCTTCGACAGCTTAACATCCTGCAAAACCAGACTGGCATCACATTTAAGGGGCAGGACGCTGCTTATCTGAAAGGATTGAAAAATTACCTGCAATCCACGCAGCAGGCTGCAAAAGCGGCAGTAACAACACCAACAGGGCAGCAAACCATCCCGTTCATTATCGGGTATGGGACGGCAATGAACCCGGCGACAACTGGCGCAGCAGTAAGCTACGGACTTCTTACTCGCGCCTATGAGAGCGAACCATTCAGAAATGCAATGCTCCGAATGGCAAACACCCCACGCGGATCAACAGACTTTGAGAAAGCAATGCAGCAGGCACAAAAGGCAATTAACGCTCTGACGCAGGGGGCTAAGTCTGATGCGTTGTCAGAATAGCTTTTCAAACACCAGGAACGTGCAAAAACCAAATATGTAGAACGCAATATTCAACAAATCTCTTTGCATAGACTCATCTCATAATTAACAAATCATAACTGACATTAGTGCAATGCTGGGCAAGTTGCATCTTGTCAGGCATTGCTACGTCCGGAGCAAATTAAATGACAGACATTACAGCCAATGTTGTAGTAAGTATGCCATCGCAACTCTTCACTATGGCGCGTTCTTTTAAAGCAGTTGCCAATGGCAAAATTTATATCGGGAAGATTGACACTGACCCTGTAAATCCAGAAAACCAGATTCCGGTTTATGTGGAGAACGAAGATGGTTCTCACGTTCCTGTATCGCAACCAATCATCATTAATGCTGCTGGTTACCCGGTATATAACGGGCAGATTGCCAAATTCGTAACTGAGCAAGGCCATTCTATGGCTGTTTATGATGCGTATGGTGCACAGCAGTTCAAATTCCCAAATGTGCTGAAGTATGATCCGGATCAGTTTGAAGCAAGATTATATGATGATGTTGGTTCTGGAAATTTTCCCAGCAAGATGGGATACATACACAACACTTTGCATGCAACATTGCGCACATTGCAACATAAGCTTGACGATATACTATCTGTTAAAGATTTTGGCGCCGTAGGAGATGGTTTAGATCATCCTCTTAGCGAAAAGTTCAGCACATTAAGTGCTGCTCAGATGGTTTATCCATTTGTTACCGCATTAACACAAACCCAAGATTACGCTGCGATACAAGCTGCGATTAACACTGCTAAATTTATTAACGCAGGCGTGTTTCTGCCATCTGGCCAATACGTGGTAAATACAGAAATTGTGGCGGATTATGCTCTTAGCTTATATGGCGAAGGCAGCGGTGGTTTGCGTGACATAGCCTCTACAGGTCACGAGGAATCGCCTGTTCGTGGGTCTGTAATATTGTCTAAAGTAAACCCCGGAAGAACGTTGTCAATTAATAGCACTACAGGTTTTTCATTCGGTATGACATTGCGCGACTTCGCAATATGGGGTGTGCAAGACTCTTGTGACGTGGGTCTGTATACTAACCATGTAGGTTGGACAGGGATTATGTCCGGTTTAAATATCCAACGCTTCCCAAATCAAGCGTGGGAGGTGGGCTATATTCAAGATACATACGTGAACAACTGCACTTTTTTGCTCAGCGGTTCTCAAGATAAACCTGCAGTGCACTTCCTTAACGACTCTAACTATATCTATTTCAATGGCTGTCATTTTGAGGGTACTCCTTACTTTATTAAAATGACTAATGCGTGGAACATAGCGTTCCATCATTGCCATTTCGAAGTAGCCCGTACAGTAAACGGCTCACTGGATGATAGATTTTTTTACCGAAGCGCACCCATTGACCTTGGTGCAAGCTATAGAATTCAATTTTCAGAAAATACATTCATACCGACCGATGTAGGTTACCTGTCGTCGAAACTAGATGTACCAAGAAACCAGGTTCCGTATTTTATGACGGGTTCTGGAGGTAACAGCATTAGCTTCTCTGGGGATATATTCCTGGCACCAGAAGGTAGTGTAGATGCTATGTATCTGGATTGCACAGCTGTTAGTGTATTGGGGTGTAAATTTATACGAATGTCTCCCAGCCGCGAATGTGTACATATCACCGACGGACATGTAAGTAATTGCGAGATAGGGATTTCAGCCGCCGAGGACCTAACAAAATTGTACGGTATCTATGTCGGCAAAGGCGGTGTTTCAAACTGTACCTTTGGTTTCTATGAGTCTGACTCCGGTGGGAAACGAAATGAAGGCGCGCTATTATTTGGAGAGGGGAAGGCTAACGGTAATTCATACCCTGACGATGACCGTGTGTATATTTTTCTGGATTCACCAACGAAGGTTGATGGTTACGACGGTGGAGATGCAAGATTCATTACCTTAACAGAAAGCACTATTGTAGATTTAACAAAAGTTCATCCATCAACTCATTATAATATAATCGGCTCTTCGGTAGCTATTACTAACATTTATGGTGCTCCACTAGGCAGAGACCTGATTGTACGGGTGTCTAGTGGTGATCATTCTGGTGTTAAGTACGTAGCCGGTTCTGTCGAAACTAATGGAGCTACTGATTGGGCCGCGGTGCCAAGCACAAACGCGATATTCAAATGCATTAAAGGACCGGCTGGTAAAGTGATGTATCAGTTATAAACTAGTGGTGTGTGTTTTAAATAAACCACCTCTAAATGAGGTGGTTTTTGCAAAAGTTATCTTTGAGTTCTCGCAAATCTAAGGCATAGCAACACAAAAGAGAATGCCACTAAAAATACAGACATATCAACAACATAAGCAATGCCAACAGGAGGCGATAACAGTAGCTGCAAAGATCTAATATAAAAAACAGCCAAAAACGAAGATGTAAATGGAAGCATGCAACCTGAGTTTTTATACTTTGCTTTTGAAATCCTTCCTATTATAAAACCTATAATAGACGTCATAATTAAGCTTCCAATAAATCCAAAAAACACATATCCTGCAAGATCAAAGTGACTTGTTGGACCTCTTGCAATATCATCCCATGGGTACCATTGTTTCCATATCAATCTACCTACATCATTATCAAAATAGTTATATGAGAACACGGTTTTTACAAATCCATTTCCACCTATATATCCAAATAGCTGAATAAAAGGGTTTTCGACAACTATTCTATTGATAGTGTCGTAAGGCAGAGAAAAATAGTAAGCATCTCCATTTGCAATTATTCTCATAAGGAATAGCTCAAATATAACAGGCAAGTCTGTATACTGAGAACTGGTATAACCTATAGATTCAGATGTAAACGTCAAAATATAAAGAACATATGCAATCATGGCTGAAAAAGATACGAGACTGATTGCCAAGAACTTTAAATTTATTCTTGGAGACACACCTGAATATATATATATTGCCGCTATTGATACTAGCGCGTGTTCAAGAAGAGAGAACTTAGCACCTGACACAAAAGACGCAATAACAGCCACTAAAATTGCAAAAAATATAATAATTGCTCTATTTAACTTATTTTTTGTTTTGTATATATTTATAGCCAGCATAGCTGACAATAACAATCGCACAACATCTAGTATTCTTACAATTACTCCAAGACCTTTATTTGCCTCAAACCTTGATTCACCAAACGAAGAGAATGAAACATTTAATAAATAGTACGCTGTTAATACAACATACATAACAAAAATAATCTTAAATGAAAATTTATAGTTGCTGTCTACCTCTCTGAAAAGAGCGTTTCTAAGACCAGCTATTGGCTTTATGTTTAGACTAAATGAAAATCTCCATGTTATAACAAGGATAATAAAGTTAAGTAGTACCATTATGGCTAGGTAATCGTCTATGTACCCGTAAAGATATAGAATTATGACAACTGAATATGCAGTTCCAGAACCGAAGGCGAAAAAGTAGTGCGCTGGATCTATTATTCCATAGGTTGTTTTTCTTATTGCTTTGTAGCATAAGAACGCGCAAAGAAAGGTTAATAGCATGTAACCAATCCAGTGTGTGAATATAAAACTGAAAAATTCACTATCGCTCATTTTTATTTCCGAATAGTTTTAAAAAAACATAAACATACGAAATTATTAATACAGCAATCACGAATGCATGTGGCTAACTTACAATTTGCATCATACTTTGTATTTATGCCATTCATGTTAATATCATTTTATTTCCTTGACAAATCAACATTGTTACATAAGAAAGTTTCTTATGCAAAGTTAAAACCAGCTTGAAAATATTCGTTTGCTAACGAAATCAACTCAATATAGTCATTGATAGTTAGCACGTCTATCTCAAATGTGTTAAGAGTGATTTTGACATAAGAGGATTCTGTGCAGAGAATTTATACCATAAACAAAAACTTGTCATGGCGGGAAAAGATGGATGCAGTATACATAATCATTAGATTACAATGTTCTGTTCCATTAGTTATCATTTAAGTGTTAGCTATTTCATTTGTCATCAAGCCAGTCCGCCCACCACTGCATCATCTCCCTGCGCTTATCGAGATACTGCGCATGGTTGTAAATACCGCGCACAGATCCGCCGTTGGCATGTGCCAGTTGCACTTCAATAGCATCAGCAGGCCATTCGTGCTCGTTCATAATCGTGCTGAATTCATGCCTGAATCCGTGACCGCTTTCCAGACCCTCATAGCCGATTTGTTTGATCACAAGCAATACCGCGTTCTCGCAGATTGGCTTTTTCTTATCGTTGCGGCCGGCAAAAACAAACTCTGATACTGGTTTGGTGATAGAGCTTAGCGTAGTGAGAAGTTCAACCACCTGGTCTGACATAGGAACCACATGAATTTTGCGTCCCTTCATCACACTGGCGTTGATAGTGATAATCCTGTTTTCAAAATCGACGTTATTCCATAGCATAGAACGAAGCTCTTTCGTTCTTAGGGCTGTATAGCGTAAAACCTTGGTGGCAATGAGCGATACGATACTTCCTGAAAATGTTGCCAGTGCTTTATTGAATGCCGGGATCTGGTCTGCAGGAAGAAACGGGAAGTTCTTCTTGCGGTATCCCTTCATGGCGTCAGCAAGGTCAGGTGCCGGGTTATATTTAGCCCTGCCGGTGACAATAGCGTAACGGAAAACCTCGCCGCATCTTCTGCGGGCTTTGTTGGCTCGCTCCATTGCACCGCGATCTTCAAATCTGCGGATTACTTCCAGCAGTTGCATCGGCTCAATATCCTGAATTTCAAGATCGCCGATGATGGGTAAAATGTCGTCATCAAACATTTTTGCAAGTTCAGTCGCATACCCTACTGACCAGACTTGCTTCTTGTGTTCGTACCATTCCTTGTAAATCGCACTAAAGGAATTGTTGTTAGACGAGGCCTTTTTCGCCTTTACCGGATCGATGCCAACCGAGATGTCTTTCCTCGCAGTCCATGCTTTATCCCTTGCCTCCTGCAAAGTCATAAGCGGATATTTTCCTACGGTCAGTATTTTTTCCTTACCGTCAATCTTGTAGCGAAGCTGCCATACCTTTTTCCCGGATACAGGGACATAAAGGTACAGGCCATTACCATCGAGTAGGCGGTATGGTTTTTCTTTCGGCTTTGCTGCTTCAATCTGCTTAACGGTGAGCAT